TGGCCAGGCAAATGTTTATTACATTCCATCTACAGATAATACTGCAACTTTTATTGGAGATGCAGTTAAGAGTGCTGGATCTGCAGATGCTACTGGCAAGTATCCTACTGTCGCACAGGCAACTGCTGGTGCTGCAGTACGCGGTGTTGTAATTGGTTTTGGTGATAATCCTTATGTAATGACTCATCCTGATGCTCCTAATAGATCTTATCGGCCTGCTGCTACTGCAATGTATTGTCTGGTAGTTGATGATCCCCAGGTTATTTTTGAGGTTCAGGAAGACAGTGATGGTGGTGCTTTGGCTGCTACTGAAGTAGGGCTTTCTACTAACTTTGTAGTTGGTTCTGGATCTACGACTGGAAATTATGCTAAGTGGGAAATTCTTTTCGGAGAGCATGAGCTTGGCCTGACTATTTCAACTGATGTTTAATTAGTTGGCTTTTAAATTTGGCTATTTAATCATCATTTAAAGGAGCTTACAAATGGGTATTATTACTACTAGTAATTTTGCAAAAGATCTGGTGCCTGGTGTAAAGACTTGGTTCGGTCAAAAATATAAAGAATATCCAATTGAGTATTTGGATATTTTTGAGAAAGGTAATTCTACAAAGGCTTTCGAAGAGGAAGCCGGCGTAACTGGGTTTGGTCTTGCTGCGGTTAAGACTGAAGGTGCAGGGATTGCTTATGATGAGCAAGAGCAGGGCTTTGTTAGTCGCTACACTCATGTAACGTACGGCCTTGGGTTTATTATTACTCGGGAAATGTACGAAGATGGTATTGCAGTTACAGTTGCGTTGCGTCGTGCGAATGCGCTGGCCTTCTCCATTCGACAGACCAAAGAGATCATTGGGGCAAACATTCTCAATCGGGCATTTACTGCTGCTTATACTATGGGAACTAATTCTGATGGCAAGGAGCTTTGTGCTACTGATCATCCGAATAAGTCTGGTGGTACTTGGCGTAATGAACTCGCTACTGCGGCAGATCTTAGTGAAGCTGCTCTTGAGCAGGCTTGCATTGACATCGCTGCGTTCACTACTGATCGTGGACTTAAGATCGCGATTATGCCCCAGAAGTTGATCATCCCCACAGCACTTGAGTTTGATGCCATGCGGATTCTCGAATCTATTGGGCAGTCCGGTACTGCGAATAATGATATCAATGCTATTCGGGCCTCAAAAAAGTTCCCTCAGGGAGTTGCAGTGAATCATTACCTGACAGATAGTGATGCATGGTTTATTAAGACCAACTGCCCTGATGGCCTGAAGTATATGGAAAGGCGGCCGGATGCGTTTGGTACTGAGAATGATTTCGATACTGAGAATGCAAAGTTCAAAGCGACTTTCCGTGGTTCGTTTGGTTGGTCTGATCCAAGAGGTATTTTTGGTTCGCCTGGGGCTGCATAATAACTTGGTGTTCATAAGTGAACGGCCAAGACTAAAGATGACGACTGACCGTTCTTTGTGATGAGCTTAGAACGGTCTTAATAATGTGGGTAAATGAAAGTTAAAATCTTTCAGGCAGTTCTTTGAGATAAGAAGAATTGTCCCAGAGGAGAAAATTATGGGCGTAACAAACTTTCCAAACGGTATTACACTTGATACTACAAGAAATAAGTCAATGTCATCTGGATCAACGGTTCCTGTATCTGGAAGTGCTGGATATAATCCTGGCTGTACGTTCACTAAGACTAATGTAGCTCTTGGTCAGGCAGCTCAATGGGTGAATATGGGCACTGCTGCATCGTGCTTGTTTGTTCCTGCTGGCCCGACTTATGGTTATGGTATCAAGATAGCTGATGGTCCAATTGCTTCTGCTGGTGGAGATACTACGGAAGTTATATCTCGGCCTAGCATGATTGTATCAACTGATATAGCTATTGTTGGGCATGAAGTAACTGATGATAATGATCAAATTGTCGCTGCAATTGCAACTGATAATACGATTACTATTACTGGCTCAGCTGATCCATCAACAGCTCATAGTTATGATTTTGCAGTACTAAGAAATAGATGCATTCCTGAGTGGGATATAGTAGCTGCCGGTACACATACTACGGCTGGTGGTGCTGCAGCAGAAGCTATTACAGTTGCTGGAGTGCTTGCAACTGATATGGCTTTTGTTAATTATGGTGCAACAAATGATACTGATGTTATTACTAAAGTTGTATGTACAGCGAATACGATTACAGTAACTTGTTCTGCCGATCCTTCAACTGCTCATAGTCTTCACTATGTTGTTATTCGTCCAAGAGGGACGTTCAAGCCAAGTCATTATATTGCCTATGCTGGTAAGCATACAACTATTGGTGGAGCAGCAGCTGAAGCGGTTACAATTTCTGGTGCTCTTGCCACAGATATTCCTATCGTCATTTATAATACTACTAACGATACGGATAGCATTCTTAAGGTTGTGATGACTGCGGATACTATGACTGTTACTTGTTCAGCAGATCCTTCTACTGCACATGCATTCAGTTATATGCTGCTTCGGGCATATTAAAAAAGAACTTGTAATAATAAGGGAAACTTTATTATTACAGGTTTTAGCTTAATATGATATTTCATATTATAACGATTAACATATAGGAGAATATTATGAGAGCAAAAATGTTAATATCACCAACAACAGCTGCTGCAAATAAAATATTAATTATTGATAACTTGAATCTTAATGGATCAATTTCTATCATAGGGCTTGTTACTACTGAATCTGTTGCTATTGAGATTCCTAAGGTAGAAAGTCCTGCTGTGGATACTGATACTGATTGGACGCCACTTATTTATGATGGTATTACTTATGTTTTAGATATTAATAATAATCGAAGAAGTATTCCTTTTCGTGGCACTTATAGGATAGCTAAAGCTGAAAGTGTTGGCAATGCCTTTGGAATAGGGTTTGAATAATGTTTAGTTCACCTCTTGTAAGTCCACTTAATGATTCTGTTATTGGGATGAATCGGTATGGAAGTCTCATGCCGGACGTTGCGAATTTACTGGCTTGGTATAAAGGGAATATCGCAGATGGTAAGCTAGTTGCTTATTATCCTTATTCTAATCACACCACCCAGCAAGTAAAATCCTCCGGCTTTGCTGGCGCAGGCAGCGCCACAGTACCCGGCCTGACCACAGCTCACACGTTCACAGCCGATGGCCCATCAGTGCCCACCTGCACAGTGGCTGGCACCATAACATTCCCTGGCCCTGATTGCTGGGATGTTGATGTGTTCCGGGCGGGTGTGTTGTGGGCGAGTTGGAAGGGATCGAGATATGATGCCTCTGGGAATGGGCGGCACCTGGGGGCATTTATAGGCACAGCAGTAACTGATCGCCTTGATGGAACCGGGAGTAATTATGCCAACGAAGCTGGATGTACAATTGCTGACGATGGGCAGGTAGTCCCTAAGTCTCTTGGATTCGACTTGTCACTGGCATTAAGGTATGTGATAACAACTCCAACTCCAGATAGGTTTGTATCAAAATCTGGGCTTGATACCGCAGATGGGTTGACCGCTGGAACAGCGTGGTTGACGGTAAAGTATGCCCTTGCCACTGCTCCACTTGGAGCAGTTATACAAATTGACAGCGGAACCTACGATGAGTCCTATAATGCCACCGATGCCTATGGTATAACAAAAACAGTCACTCTTGTTGGAGTCGGGAATCCTGTAATAAAAACCACAGGCTCAACCAATCTTGTCTACGCTGTTGGAGCAATATCATTCAAGTGTTTCAATATCACGTTTGAAGCCTCAGCAACTCAAAGCATGGTGTACTCCAATAATTCTTTGGATACATTATTTTATAATTGCACGTGCAATGCCGGAAATTATGCTTTTAAACTCAGGCAGACTTGTTCGTCATATCGGCTTATTTATTGCACTATTAATATCCCGATTCTGGATAAGGGGTTTGAATACGCAATAACTGGAAAGCAGGTTCCATTGGAGGTGTACGGATGTACTGTAAACATAGTTTCCTGCCCCGCCGGGAAGTGCCTTATCTACAGCACTGACTCTTACACATGGAATACCATAAAATTTAACGATAATTCTGTAGTGGTTCAATCTGCTGGCGGGAGCACTTCCGCAGTCGTGAGCGCCTTTAATTTTGGAGCTCTTGAGATGGTTGGTAATACTTTAACCTCGCCAGTCTCAGGGGCTGTGGCATTGGCGATCCTGCCCAATGGTACTCTTGCACTGAATGACATCATAATTAGAAGGAATACAATATATATCGGGGCTGCTGCTGGTTATGGCGTACTGATTGGTTCTGACGGGTTGCCGTCTGTCCACAACACGAAGCAAGCCACAATTGAAGACAACCGTATCTATGCAACTAGCGTTGGAAATACAGTGCATGGCATTCTCTGCGGGCACGTATCCGATTCCGTAGTTCAGCGGAATATAGTCAGTAGTTGTGGCTATGGAGTTGTGATAAAAGGTACGGCCCTTCATGATCACTCAGGCGGGCAGGTCTTTGGAAATCTCCTTATCAATAATACAGTCGGGGTTTATGATAAAGGGGTAGATGGATGTAATATTTACAATAACACCTTTTTCGTAGACACAGCGGACGGGGATCAGTGCATCCTGGTAAATGATAACTCTGCTGCGAATGAACCTACAGGAGTTAAGATCAAAAACAATGCGTTTTCGGTTCCGGCAACCGTCCCATTCCTCACACTGGATGTCCCTGTTGCCGACCTCGAATCGGACTATAATATCGGCTCATGCACAGTATTTGCTGCATACGCAGGTGACAAAACTTTAGCACAATGGGCAGCTGCAGTAACTCTCGACACACATTCAGCTATATCAACAAATCTTTGGAATGCTATTTACTCAGTGGATTCAGCGTCTGATTTATTAGCGGCGGGAGTGGCGATTGCTCTTCCTG